ACACGAAGTGTGATAACGAAGAACCGAAATATCGGCGCAAGATGCGCCAGGCGGCACAGAAGATCAGCCGGAGAAAGCAGGGAATGAGATGAAAGCACCTTTTATTATGACATTGATCATCGTGCTGGCGCTGATGGTGGCCTTCCCGGCAGGCGGGGCGATCGATCGCTGGCTGATCTGGATTGCGCTGGCGTTTTTCATCGGGACGGCCTGGATCTTTCACAAGGTCAAAGCGTGAGGATGGGGGGTATTCGATATCACCGGGTTTGATTAAGGCCTCCAATTATTACAACAAGTTGCGAGCCTGGCGGGACTGGCAGACCGAGGCGGAGCAGGCCAGGCAAAAAGGCTATGGCGACCTGGTTGATCTGCACCGGCCAACGGGATCTGCCGGTTGGAGGACTATCGACAAGGCAATTCAGAGCCTGCGCAAAGCTTTTCAGCTTGCAGAGAGCTTTCACAATCGTTTGATTTGAGCATGGGAGGCAAAAATGATTTACATCATAAAAAGTCGAACGAATCGTAACGGAACGGAGAAGGTGGAGCGTGTGAATGGTCTGGTATTTTACGACCTAAAGGATGCGCAAAAGTGCGCCGATTCGATGAACGGGACCGCGCCGAAGAACGTGACGTATTGGCCGGAGGAGTGTGCGGAATGGACGAAAAAACCACGATAGCCGAGCGACATCCATTGGCGTTGATGAGCAGCGAGGGGGGAAAAGCGAGCTGCCTGGTGCGGATCTACAGGATCGAACGGGAGGTGGAGGTGTTCGATTGGAGCAAATCGTGTATTACAATCGTCGATCTGTGTCCGATAAGTGTATGGCAGCTCATCCGGCGGCGGATGTGGCGCAGGTTCATGGCTTTGATCAGGATTATAGAAAATGGAGGCAAGCATGTTGATCGATCAAATGATTGAGGAATATCAGGCAGAGATCCAGGCGCGAGAGGATGAAAAACGCCGGAAGTACGAGATGAAGGTCCAGGCAGCTAAGGAAAAACTTGAAGACCTTCTTGGCGGGATGTGGGAAGAATTGGCGCCGTATCTGAATGTGGATCTTCATGAGTTCTGCGTCTATTTCGAATTTTATGCGTCCATACTTCAGTTAGCGCCGTTTTACATTCGGGTTTGGTTCAATGATGGTACATCGGAATTTGTTTGCATAGATCGAATGCATAATGATCTAGTTAAAATGCTGGCTTTCGCTCGAGAGATTTACCCGGAATGGCAAGCAAATCAAATCAAGGAGCAAGCCAATGATTTTAACGTAAAAGTCATGCAGGCTGAGACGGAGGAATATGCACGCGAGTTGGGAGATCAATGGGCGTCACTGGATGGCCAAAAGGAAGCGGCTGAAAAAGCTGTAGCCTATTGGATCGAGACGATGAGGCGGATCCAGGCACGAGATGAAAAGGCCGTGCAGCACGAGTTGGCCAGGCAGGCGGAGATCGAGCGTTATACCCAGTCGTTCAAGGAATATCTCATGGCGCAGAGATTGGTGGATGAGCACAATGAGAAGCTGTACCAGGAACTGCAGAAGAAACTCGACATAACATTCACGGTATGGGAACTTGTTTATGCGCTGATTGCCACGGATGGAGATGCTTTGCCCTATATAGAGATACGCAGTGTGTTAGTTGCTAATCCAGAGCCAAATAGTTTTGATACATGGCAGGTATTTGCCCCAGGCTGGAAGATTGAATATATTAAATATTTCCATTTGGTGAGCATCCAGCGCCGGGATGTCACACCCACGAGCTGCGAAATTGCTGCTCGGCATTACCACTTCGGGCAGTGGGATGTCTATGCTGAGCCTGATGGCCCTATCGATTGGGGTGCACTGGTGGAGAGCTACACAGCGAAGCTGCTGCCCAATTTGGAGCGGCCTATGGCGAATATAGAAGTGCTGGATTACTGGGATGTTGAACACATCCAGCAGGCAGTCAACGAGCAGATGGACGCAGCATGATGCTGGTGAGTGGCGGGTGCAACTGCTGTTTATTTATAAAGGCAGTAGTAGAAGAACTCCGCTTTTACCGGCGCAGGGGCTCGGGGGCGGGCCTGTCCTAGAAAAGGGCGGGCTTGGTTAGATAAGTGCGTGTTATGCAACCAATGTTGAGCTCCCATGGGCTGTTTGGGGCAGATCAGGGGCGATTAGGGGCACGAATTTTGGTGGCATAACACGCAGCTGGGTCGGATCGGGGAGCAGGTCGCTGCGTTTCGGGGTGTTGCTTAAGCCAGTGCGGTGAAAAACCTGACCAAATTTGTAGAAAGGGTTCGGATGGACGACATTGTTGAGCGAGTAAAGCAGGCCAACCGAATAGAGGATGTGATAGAGGAGAGCGGGACCCCGTTGCAACGTCACCATGGGCGGTATCTGCGATCAAGCGATGCGGATCAGAGTAGTCTGGTGATCGATACGTTTCGCCAGACGTACAGCTGGAATAGCAAGAGCGAGATCTCATGTGATGTGATCCAATGGGTTATGAATCGGCGGGGGCTGGATTTCAAGACGGCGGTGGAGGAACTGGCTAGGCGTAGCAGGCTGCCGGAGCCCAAATGGAGCAAGGAAACGCAGGTAGCCAGGCTAGCGGCTCGGGTGCGGGAGGAGTGTTTTGGGATGGCGCAACGCTGGTTTCAGAAGGCACTTTGGGCGGATCCTGCTGCTACTGAATATGTGAGGGGGCGGGGATGGACGGATGAGACGATCCGGGAGAGCGGGATCGGGTTCACAGGGAGAGGGACCGAGGCGGAATTAAAGGACCTGCGGGGGGATTTGAGCATGAACGGAGTGGAGCTGGATAGCCCACAGGCGGTGGCGATTTTGGGATGGCGAGGGGATGTGAAGGCGTGGGGGGCAAAGTGGGGGATCGAGTTGCGTAGCCAGGCGCAATGGATCGATTGGGGATTTATTCCGGGGTTGGTAGGGAAGACCAGAATCGTTTACCCGCATGTGGTGATGGGGCGGGTGCGGCAATTTTCGAGTCGGAACATTTTGGGGGCGGAGATCAACAGCGAAGGACGGGAGGTGAAGGCCTACAATTTGCCGGTGGTGTTGGCGGGGGAGCGGCAATTATTTTTTAATCACGTGTACCGGATGAATGCGGAGGAATGCGTGGTGGTGGAGGGCCAGGCAGATGCAATTACATTGGGGCAGTGGGGGATGGCTGCTGCTGCTTTGGCAGGGACGGCGTGGAAGGACCACGAGACAGCGCTGGGCGAGCTGCGGAAGCGGCACGAGCAAATCTACATCGGGCTGGATGGGGATGAGGCGGGTGAGCAGGCGCTGCTGGGAAAGAGGAATGATTGGCCACTTGTGAAGATCTTCGGGCCGCTGGCCAGGGTGGTGAGATGGAGAATCGATGATAAGAGATGATTTTGGACGAATCATAATTCATGAAAGCTATGGTATTCGAGGCAATCTCGAACACCAGAAATTTACCTGGGAAGGTCCGAAAAAGACTGAAATTTCTGTGGAATTTTTATCTTCCTTAGGATCAGGAAATATATACCAATATCGGGTTGGTGATGTAGTTCAAATAGGCCCATTTCGGTTAAAGCTTTATGACATCAATTATTACCGTGGCACTTTCTTGGCTGTGCGAATTGATTATCCGTTCTGGTGGTTGATCCCCGGACGGCATCATGTTTCTAGGATTTTATTTATCGCTTATCAACGAGTCATCATGACTTTGGCAATCTGGGGATTAGCTGATTATGACCCAACAGCTTACCTATCGTGGCGGAATATAAAGGTTATTAATACTTTAATCCGGATACTGACAAATAAAAAACATGGATGAAATCATCGAAGAGAAGCCGATCAAAGATGCGAATGATGTGCTGCGGTATGGGATGGCGGAGCTCACGGCGTATGGTGAGGACCAGGGGGCGGAGGAGGGCGTGGCCAGGGTGCAGGAGCTGGTCGGACAGCAAATCGAGCGGGTACGGCTGCTATTGAAGAGGTCGAGGACGATGGTGGAAGAATGCGCGCGGTGGGCTGGCCAGGCGGATGGATCGGAGAAAGATCAGCGGGTGAAGATGGCTTTCTCGATCATCAAGCAATTGCCGAAGGTGGACCGGTCGGTGTACCGAGAGCGGCTGGTGGACCTGCTGGGGATCGGGGTGCGGGAGTACAACGATATCCTGAAGGCGGCGATGGGGGACAAGGAAGGCGACGACGGTCCGGGGATCGTAATCGAGACGCTGGGAGGGTTCGAGAGCGGGTGGCTGCTGGAATATATCTATGATCCGGTGGAGAAGAAGGGGCTGTTGGCGTACCGGGATCCGGAGCGGAAGATGGGGACGGCGGAATACGTGGACATCGAGGGGATTCGGTATACAGCGCCGATGCCCAGCAAATTTATCACGGACGGAGGGGTGCTGTTCGCCAGCGAGCTGGGGAATTTGAAGCCAACCCGGGAGCTGACGGGGATCGTGGAGGCGATGATCCATCAGCATTATCTGCTGGAGAATAAATACCTTGGTCGGATCATCGCTTATTACGTGCTGATGACGTGGGTATATGACTGCTTCAATGCGCTGCCATATCTGCGGGCTATGGGGGAAGCTGGGGCGGGGAAGAGCGAGCTGATGCGGCGGATCGGGCACCTGTGCTACCGGATGATGAGCGCCAGCGGGGCGAATACCGGTGCGAGTTTCTTCCGAGCGACAGAAAAATACCGGGGGACGGTGTTTCTGGACGAGGCGGATCTGCACGACGGCGGGGATATGAGCAATGATCTGGTCAAGTTCCTGAATTTGGGGGCGATGAAGGGGAACCCGATCTGGCGGCTGGAGGAGGTGCTGACGGAGGGCGGAGGGAAGAGCTACGAGGTGGCGACGTTCCAGACGTTCTGCCCCAAGTTGATCGCCATGCGACGGGATTTCAAAGACGATGCGGTGGGGAGCCGGTCATTAACGATCAAGCTGATGCCCAGGGAACCGATCGAGCTGAAGGCCAGGGGGATCCGGCTATATATCGACGAGGAATTCAGGAAACAAGCCGCGGCGATCCGGAACCTGCTGCTGCGGTGGCGGTTCGAGCATTGGGAGCCAGAGATCGAGGTGACGGAAGAGATGATGGATCTGAATATCAGCTCGAGGTTGAACCAGGTGACGATGCCGATGAAGGCGCTGGCGAAGGACGATCCGGAGCTGCGGACGGAGATGGAGACCTTCCTGCAGGCGTACAACCGGGAGATGGTCTTAACCCGATCGATGACGATCGCAGCCCGGGTAGTGGAGGCGCTGTGGAAGATCTGGGGGGATACGGAGACGCGGGAGAAATATCTGCAACAGGCGGACGACGGGGTGAACTGGTACGTGATGATCGGCGATGTGGCGAAGGTGGCGGACGCCATTATGGATGAAATGAACGCCACGGACGAGGAGGGCGAGAGCGAGGAGACGAAAAAGAAGGGTAAGAAGGACAAGCTGACAGCCAGGGGGGTGGGGAGCTTGGTCCGGAACGAGCTGCAGCTGTACGTGGGGGAGCGGCGGGGAAAGGGCTTCCCAGTGTACTGGGATGCGATCAAGATGGAGGCACTGGCCAAGAGGTATGGGGTGAGCATGGAGCTACCGGCGAAGCCAGCGGTCAAAGTGGAGCCCAAACAAGAACAAATTCCTTTTTAGGACACGGATAAACGCGGATGAACACGGATTTTTATTTTATTGCAGGTGTATGTATGTACGTTAATGTACATTGGAAGCGGGTTTGGGCGCCCATGAATATTTATTTTTTTGTGGGAAGAAAGGAAGGGGTGAGAAAAATAAAATATTTAAAGAGGCGCATTATGGCCAAAAAACATACACCAACGTACATACGTACACCTGGGAAGGCCGAATCGTGCAATATGGGTTGTTTTTCGATGTATGTATGCATATTATGTATGTAACTATGGAGTTTAGTTGCAACATTTTTTATCAGGCCCAAATAAGGGCAAATTCCCTTGCTTCAGGTGTACATTGAAAATGGCTATGTACATTTTGGTACACCGAGGAGACTAAAAGTGTCCGATTATTCAGGAAAGGGAGAGTGGGATGAACATTTATGCAGCCCCTAACGCGGCAATGGAGGACCTGGTCAATGCGATCCAGGAGCTGCGGCCGGGGATGGTGACGAGCCGGCTGGTGCTGGAGATCAGCACGGATGATAAGGGTCTGGCAGCGTTGCTGAAGAGGATCTCTGACGATATTCCGGACGAGATGAACGCCGATTCGCTGGTGCTGCCACGCAGTAAGCCGGAGAAGAAGGCACGGAAACCGCGGATATCCAAGGCGCCAGTGGAGATTTCCTCGATCGGTGGCGATGGGTTCCGGGATTAGCAGCTCGAGGGTGCCGAGCTGCCCTCTGTATGGCCGGCGGAGTATTCTTCTCATTCCGCCGGCTAAGGGAGAAACGACGATGAAAGTATTTGATTTATTGGCGCCGTGGTGCCTATCTGTGCTGGTCTTATCGGCGTTGCTCTATTTGCTGGTGCGATTTGCGGTGAGGTGCAAGGAGGAGCAGCGAAGGCTGCGAGATCTCGAGGGATCCTACGATCCGACGGAGATCAACAACGAAGTCTGATGAGCTGAGGATTATCCATGGAGGTCAAAATGGAGAGCCTATTGAATTGTTTGATGATGGGTGTGATCACATTCTTGATCATATCGCTAATATCTCTGTTTTGGATGATCTGGATGTGCAAAACGGCGGTGGAGGGGAAGGAGATCGAGGGGGTGGGGTTTGTGAAGATGGATCCATCGGAAAAAGCGTCCGTATCGGACACATTGGAGATAGATTCTCGGAGGGGTAGGGGGGGCGGAAATGTCTGAGCCGAAGCTGAGGATAGCCATAATATATATGGCGCTGGCGCTGATGTGCTGGATGTTTGCCTATCTGGTGGGGGTGGGCCAGAATGCAAGTGGGGGAAACGTAAACCCAAACCAGGGCGCAAACCTTGCGCCCCTACGGACGGGGTTGGGATTTGGGATGACGATCATGGGGATCGTGCTGGCAATTGGGGCGGGGTTCAGCCTGGGGAATTGGATCTGGTATCACTGGAATGAGCGGCTGGAGGAGAGGAAACGGGCGCTTGCGATCACGCCAACAGTGGAGCTGGCCAGGGAGATCAGCCGGTTGAGGCCGGACCAGACGGCGCTGCTGCCGACGGCGAAATACCAGGTGGAGATCTCGATGGCGGTGACGGAGCATGGCCGGATCTATTTCCTGAAAACGCCGTTCTTAGATGTGCCGCTGGTATGGCTGGATCATTATCTGAACGTGCTGTGCAGCCGGACGGAGCTGTACCCGATCCGGCGGTTTGGGAACGACAGTAAGGATCAGAAGTACGCCCAGGCGTTCACGGCGTGGGCGACCCAAGCGCATTTATACCTGGCGTTCCCGGCCAACGGGCCGGACCCGGCGCAATGGATGAGCCCGGGGGCTAGGGAGCGGGTGGTCGAGATGATCTGGGGCGAGGAGGTGGGGGAATGAGCGGCAAACGAAATAGCGGGCGAAAGCCAGGTCCGCAATGTATTGGAGATGTGGCAGATCGAGGGAATGTGTAGAGTATGACCGCTCGAATCGATCAAAAAAATGCACGGATTGTGGTACGCCGGTCAAAATTTGGGCACTGCGCTGCAAAGACTGCCGGGAAAAACGTAAGGCAATGAGACCAACCTGCATTGATTGTGGTGTTCCAATCAGCGATAGATACCGCCGCCGATGCAAGCCATGCGCGCAAGCTTTCCACAATGACCATTATCAAGGTGAACGTGCGGTGCGTAGTAAATTCACCTGGTGGCATACGGGACCGCCGGTCGGTGGATTCGCAATCAGTGGGCCGGGAAGCGGATGTGATCGATTGGGGAATTAGGGCATCTTGGTCGAGGGATTAAATATGGCTTGTTACGGCTTGTAACGGGCTCAGGATGAGTGCTGTGATGAAGATTGATGTTATAAGACAGAGGTTGATCAAAGCCTATAAACGGCTGGGAAACTGGCGGACGGTGGGGAAGGAATTTGGGATCAGCGGGGGGATGGCGTTCCGGATCGCCCAGCAGGATTATGAGCCAAGGGATCCGCAGATCCGGGCGAGGCTGGGTCTGGAGAGCTACGGGAAGGCGCCGGTGTGTCCGAGGTGCGGGATGGTGCACGTGAGCCAGAGGTGCACGGCGAAGCCGAAGAAGATGGGGAAGGTATCGGAGATGCCGGAGGCGGAGCTGCGGTGGCGGCTGGAGAACAGGGAAGAGCTGACAACGGATTTTCGCTGCAAAGAACGCAGCTCAAACGGATTGAACGGATTACAGGAGGAATGATGGCTGAGACGAAGATCGAATGGGCGGATTACAGCTGGAACCCGTGGTATGGATGCCATAAGGTGAGCCAGGGGTGCAAGAATTGTTATATGTTCCGGGAGCAGCGGATGTATGGCCGAGATCCGGAGGTGGTGGTGAGGAGTAAGACCCAATTCGATTGGCCATTGCGATTTGTGAAACGGGTCAGAGCTGGCCAGGCTCTTTCAGGAAGGGTGTTTGCATGCAGCTGGAGCGATTGGTTTATCAAGGATGCCGATCCGATCCGGGAGGAGGCCTGGGAAATTATTCGGAATACACCGGAGCTGACGTATATGATTTTGACAAAGCGACCGGAGCGATTTGCAGCTTGTTTGCCCAGCGATTGGGGGGGTGGATGGAAGAATGTATGGCTGGGGGTGAGCGCAGAGGATCAGATGAATGCAAATAAGCGGATCCCGATTTTACTTGACACGCTAGCAGTAATTCGATTTGTGAGCGCTGAGCCACTTCTGGATGAGATAGATCTTGGAAACTATATTTGTGAAACTTATAGTAAAGGTGATTTAACTTTAGGGAGATATCTTGATTGGGTGATTGTTGGTGGAGAGAGCGGACCTAATCATAGGCCGATGCAAGTGGAATGGGTGCGGTCGATCTTAGATCAATGCCTGGCGACGGGGGTGGCATTTTTCTTCAAACAATGGGGAGGTTTAAAGCCGGGTGGGGAGAGGCTGTTGGATGGGCGGGAGTGGAGCGAATTCCCGGAAGGTGCGAGATGAGGTTCCTGGAGGCTGTGGTGACACAGGAGGGGGAGGGGGTGGTGGTGGCCAGGACGGCGGAGGGCGGGCTGCTGGTGGCGATGGCGGCGCGGGAGGTGGTCTTGGTGACGGAGGAGAAGGGCAAACCGGTCGTGAAGCGGTATCCGGGGGCGAATTTGATCATGCAGCGGTGCGAGGAACATGGGGTATGGTTTAACGTGTTATGTGCCAAGTGTCAGGTGCCAGATGATGAGTGTCAAGGAGGCAATATAGATGATGACGACCAATGACAAGGATTTTCTTGCTTTGATCACTTCAATAATAATAATATCTATTGGACTTTATTTGGGAAAAGGCCCAGTTGATGTTTTAATTTTAGCCTTTTTCGAATTTTCTATGCTTATGATTGCTGCGAGAACGCTTTACAAGAATAAATAAGGAGATTAAGAAATGAATAGCCTGATATTAAGGTTTTTTGGGAAGAAAAATGAATGGAGAAGAATTAGTAAGGAATTGTGGGAAGCAGGTTATGAACCATTTTCTCCAGATGATGAGATAGAAAAGATGGATAGGATGACTGCAGAAAATCATCAATGCCCTACTTGTAAGCACATCGGTGCGGAATATAAACCATTTACATTGTTAGAACCATCATCATTATTGAAGGAACCGGATGTGTTTGAAATATCGAGTAATCGAGCCGATTATAGAGCTTTTATGGTTTGCAAAAAATGTGGAAGAGTTATTGAAATATGAAGAAGAAGACAAAATGAGTGATGAGCTAGTGGTGGACCGGGGGAGGAGCCGGTATGGGCTGCACCTGGTGCACGTGCTGAGGGCGGGGGAACCGGTGGACCGGGAGGCTGTGATCGGTCGGGAGGTGCCAGCGGAGGCGACGGATTGCGTGACGCTGGAATACGAGGAGGAGGAGCTGGGTATGCATCATTTGCAGCTCTACTGGAAGGAGAAAGGAGCACAGAGTTACGATGGGTGGTTCAACAGAGAGTAAACCATGGATGTGCGGGCCGAAGGATGGGCGCTGGCACCACGTTCTCGGGCAGGTGGTGCGGAATTCGAGTGGGATCCGGCAGCTGCTGTTATACCGCCAGGCTGTCGACCAGCAGGAGGAGGAGCCGGTGGAGGTGGACGTGATGGCGACGGTGATCGGCCAGGTGGTGGATGTGCGCTGCAGCAAGTGCGGGCGGGTGCGGACGTGGGTGCCGGGGGAGGAGGCGCTGAGGCAGCTGATCGAGAGCGTGAAAAGGAATCGTTCGGTACACGGATGAACACGGAGCTGGCAACGGATTATGGCTGCAAAGAACGCAGCTCGAAAGGATTGAACGGATTATGGAAAAAGAACAATTGATTAAACTGTTTGTGGAGGAGGTGTGGGATGCGGTGTGGCGGCTGCAGGTGGGGAGCGGGCTGACGCCGAGGGAGGTGGTGGGGGCGTTGAAGCAAGTGGAGGCGCTGGTGCAGCTGGGAGGTAAGACGCTCCAGGAAGAGGAAGGCGAGGATGGATGATCGTACAGAACATGATTCAGATCGTACAGAACACGATGAACAGGGAACACAAGAGCCAAAGGGGATTTATGGGAAGTATCATATTGTGAAAGCGGATGGGTCGCCGACGGATCCGAAGGCGGTGTATTTTGTGCTGAGGCTGGATACGGATCCGTTTGCGCGGCGGGCGATGGTTGCTTATGCGGCGGCATGTGAGGAGGACCAGCCAGCACTGGCAGCGGATATTTTGAGGTTGGTGAGGAAGACTAATACGGTACACGGATGACACGGAAGGGATGGAAGAACACGGAGTATAATTTGAATTATGAATTCATCGGTTACTGATCTGTTGATCCTGATTGAATGTACTAATTGTGGCAGCGAGTTTCTTTTCGAAATTAATTCATTTTGATTCTTGACAAGGGAATTATTTAACTTTAAAATATCTTTAGCGTCGATGAAAGTCCGCCGTAGGGCGGCGTAAAATATAGCAGGCCGGGGTAGGGCCCGGCCAACGTGGAGATGAGCGCCCATCAGTGAGAGCTGATGGGCGCTCGACGTTTAAGCAGCTGATGGCGATCAGCGATCAGCGATCAGCAATCAAATATCAAGAAAAAGGAGGCATGAAATGAGTTTCGAACCGGTTGTATTTCAACCCATTGTGGAGCGCCTGGGGTGGCTGGCGCTGGTGATTGTGCTCGATCTGCTATTGGGCGTGACCGTCGCAATCAAAGAGAAAACCTTTGAATGGCAAAGGCTGGCCGATTTCTTGGCCGGTTATGGGCCAAAGGTGGTGGGCTGGCTGGCGCTGGAAGCGCTGGATTTCTTACCGACTGAATACAAATTGATTGGATCGATCGGAAATGTCCTGGGGATCGGCGCCTACGGCCTATTGTTTTTGTCAGCGGTCGCATCGGTGCTAGGACATGTGCAGACGATCGGTATTTTGCCGGATATGCAGCGCATCGGCTTGCCGCCAACTGTAAAAAAGTGAAGCTTTAGAACAGTTGGGGGCTGAGACATGGAGAATGTATTACCGCCAGTTAGTTTATGGGAACAGTTTTCAGTCATCGGGATTTTGGCGTTGATCTTAATCGTGATTGGTCTCCTGGCCAGGCGAATGTTCAAGGATTTCGTCGAATGGCAGAACCAGCAGGATAAGAAACGGGACGAGGAACGGGAGAAGCAGGACAAGAAACGCGACGAGGAACGGGAAAAGCAACGCCAATGGATGGAAATGCAAGAAAAGAAGAACGAGGAGGGCCGGATTGCGCGGGATAAGGACTGGCAGGCTTTTTTTACCCAAATGGAGTCGAGCACCTTCCGGCAAATCGATCAGCTGACTATATCGAGCTTAAAGCTGGCGAACCAGGTGGAACGAGTAACCGAGCTGCTGTCGGAACACGATTCCTGGGCGAAGAAGGTTTACGAAGCGCAATCTGGCAAGCGAAGCGGTGAAGGTGTGCGGAAGGGTCCTGTTGTATGAGCTTGAAGCCGTGGAATGAGCAGCAATTGAGGTTCAACCTGCCGGGGTTGGACGAGGTGGGCGAGGACGCCGAGGAGCGGGGGATCTCTCCGGAGCAGGCGCGCCAGATCAGCGCGGCAGCCAGGCAGCAGCTGGAGGTCGGGAGAGCCGGGAAGCTGCCGGAATGGCACGGCGAGTATTTGATGCTGATCGAGCAGGGCTGGCCATGGCGGGTGGCGACGTATATCGCCTGGGCGAGCTCGCCGAAGATCGGGCGGAAGCCGGAGACGCTGAAGGAGCTGGCGGAGACGGTGCTGGGGTTAAAAAGCCCGAGGGTGATCAGCAACTGGCGAAAGAAGTATCCGAGCATCGATGCGGTGATCTCATACATGCAGGCCAAGGCGGTGTGGGAATTCAGGCCGGATGCGTTCAAGGCGCTGGTGGAGAATGCGACAAGGCCGGATTACAAGACGTTCAACGACCGGAAGCTGTTTTTTGAGATGACGGGGGATTACATCCCCAAATCTCAAGTGCACCTGGGCGATCTGGCGAAGGACCTGAGCGAGCTGAGCGATGCGGAGCTGGATCAATTGATCGGAAGCGCTGATTCCGTTGAAAAGGAAGCCGATTCCGCTGAGGGGGAGGGTGAGGAATGATGCCGCTGGCGCAGGTGAACACGGAGGAGGCGCTGCGGGAGCGGGTGCTGCGGGAGAAGGCCAGGCGGCATCTGATCGATTTCACGCAGTATGTCAGCCCGTGGTACCGGCCATCGAGACATCACAGCCTGGTGGCGGAGTACCTGGAGCTGGTGGAGACGTACATCCGGACGGGCGGCAGGACCGGGATCGGGCGGCTGATGATCTTAATGCCACCCAGGCACGGCAAGACGGAGCTGGTGAGCAAGCATTTCCCGGCCTGGGTGATGGGAAAGAACCCGGATAAGCGGGTGATCATGTGCAGCTACGGGGCCGATCTGGCGGTGGATAACAGTCGCCAGGTGAGGAACATCGTGGATGGGATCCGGTATGGGGCGGTGTTTGGGGAGCTCAGCAGCATAGGCGTGGAGACCACACCCGTACAGCTGAGCGAGGATAGCCGGAGCGTAGAGGCCTGGAATTTGGCGCTGCCTAACCGGGGAGGGATGGTGGCGACGGGGGTGGGTGGTGCAATCACCGGCAAGGGTGCGCATTTATTGTGTGTGGACGATCCGGTGAAGAACCGGGACGAGGCGGAGAGCGAGACGAACCGGGGGCGAGTGTGGGACTGGTGGACTTCCACGGCATATACACGGCTGGAGGATGCGGCGGCGGTAATCTTGATCCAGACACGATGGCACGGGGACGATTTAGCCGGGCGGCTGCTGAGCACGATGGCGAAGGACCCGAAGGCGGATCAATGGGTGGTGCTGTGCTTGATGAGCAGATGGGATCCGCCAGTGTTAAGTGATCCGATGCCAGGTGAGGGAATGCCAAGTGATCCGATGTCAAGTGTCACGGTGTCAAGCGCCACGGAGTGGGAGAAATACTTTAAAGAGCAATTGGAATATGGGGTGTGGGAGGAACGGGAAGATCCGATGGGACGGAGGGAGGGGGAGGCGCTGTGGCCGGAGAAGTACAACGAGGACGATCTGGAGCGGATCGAGGCGAATATCGGGCCGTACGATTTTCAGGCGCTATATCAGCAGCTGCCATTTGCGAGACAGGGGCAGATGTTCAAGCGGGAATGGTTCAAGATTGTGGACGAAGCACTGCAGAACATCGTCGAGCGGGTGCGATTTTGGGATAAAGCGGGGACCCAGGGCGGCGGGGCGTTCACGGCCGGTGTGCTGATGGAACGGACCGAAAGCGGGCTGATCATCGTGGAGCATGTGGAGCGTGGCCAGTGGGAGACCTACGAGCGGAACGAGCGGATCGTGGCCACCGGGAAGAGCGATCTGCAGCGCAAGGGACCGACCACGATCATCTGGCACGAGAGGGAGCCGGGATCGGCAGGTGAAGACAGCGCCAAGATGCTGAATGCGAAATTGGCGTCGGCGGGGCTGACGGGGTATTACGAGGCGCCGACCGGAAGCAAGGAAGTGCGGGCGGGACCGTGGAGCTCGGCGGGAATGGCGGGGATCG